TATTGCCAGATGAAACAGGCAAAACGTCAGGAGAGATTTCTGTTACTACCTGGTCAGGCACGGAAATTCTTAATAAACCTTTTCAAGCCACTATGGTTTCTACCTTTGAGTCGCGGCCCACTCCAGGAGTGGTGCTTGGCAATATCAACTTAGATCTGATTGACAATATGCTAATTGTCAATAAACCACCCGCAATTGTACAAGCTGTTGAAGAACAAAGTGGGGAAGTAAAAACAGATCTGGACACGGACTTCTTTGAAGATGCTCCTGATTTGGATAAAGACTTCTTGGAGGTTGATGAAGAAATTAGTAGACTAGATATAGATTTATTATCTTTTGATTTCTTAGTAGATTTATTTGCAATACTAGAAACAGGATCTAAGAAGAAAACTGAATCAAAAGGGGAAATACAAGGGGTAGAGCTGGAAGGGATTCTTCCTGGGTTTGACCCTACTTATCAAACTTATTCTTGGGTAGACGGCGCTTATCTATACCTGGTACACCAGGGGTCAAATACATTTGATATTGCTTTAGATAAAGACGCTGCCGCGTATTTGAATATAAATACAGCGGGTATTTTTATGGAGATAAAAGTAAATGGTGCGGGCGACAACACTATTATTATTTTTCAGTCTCCTTAGTTTCGCCGCCTTTGCGGGCGATAACGTGATAACTATTCAGACTCAAGGCACAGGCACGACTATTACAGCCAAACAAGCTGGCAGCAGTAATACCACAGGAATTTATTGTGGTTTAGGCAGCTTTGATAATTCCCTAGTAGGCAACCATACCTGTGATGGCGCTACAATTACTGTGGATGTGACTGGTGACTCAAATGTAGCGTACTCGCAGTCTGTCTGGTCAAACCACGATGGGCAGAGCTGGATCACTACAGTTACTGGTAATAGTAATTATGCTGTAATTGATATGGATGAAGACGACAATACATCACGGATTACTCAGGATGGGAACGATAACCAAGCTTGGATATTGGGTTCAGGCGATGACAACGTATACAAAATAGAACAGTTGGGAGATGATTATTACGCTAAGATCGTTGCTTTTTCAGATGATTCTGATGTTTGGATAACTCAAGAGGGTACAGGAAACCATAATGCTTACGTTCTTAACTACTCAGGGGGAGACAACAACTCTACTAGATTAATTCAAAAAGGCTCAGGGATAAAAGACGCGGACATATACTTTTATAGTGGAGCTGATGACAATGACGTTAACTTAACGCAACAAGGGAACGGGGCGCATACTGCGTATATGCGATTTTATACCACCGACTATGATGTAGCTATCATTCAAAAGGGCTCTTCCAATCAATCCTACACAGCGCAATTCAATTGTACTGGTGGTGGTTGCGATAAAACTATTTCAATAACTCAACAATGAGCATTAGTCTGACCAGCAAAGTAGGTAGTGCCATAGTTTTACTTCTTGCTTTGCCCTTGCTCCTGGAATGGACCGCCTTAGAAGTATTAAAACTAAAAACTTTTGACGCTTTGATACCAGAACAAGAGCCCTCTGGTTATTTTGCGGTTTTAAATATAACTGAGGCAGATATAACAAAAGAAGGCGGCTATCCGCTTAGCCGTCAAACATTAGCCAGGATCCAGATAGACCTCCTGAATAAAGGCGCGATAGGCGTGGGCTACGTTATTGCGTTTCCGCAACCAGACCGTTTTGGTGGAGACGCTGAGTTTGCAGAGGCTTTGTCTTATGCGCCAAGTGTCTTAGCGATGTTTGAAAACAACAGCGGCGATTACCCACCAACCACAGGCACAGTTATTTTAGGCGATGATATTGGTGGTATTGCAGCTGAAGGGGTTATTCAGAACATAGAGATTCTTAAAGAAAATGCCAGCCAGGGAATAGCGGTATCTAGGCCTGAAGTAGACTCTTTAATACGCCGGCTGCCTCTTTTGATGAGGACACCAGACGGCTGGGTACCAGCTTATGGCACAGAAGTCTTAAAAATATTAGCTGGCGCAGATACTTACATTATAAGAACCAGTGATAATGGTCTGCAAGAAATACGGGTAAAAGGCTTAAATCCGGTCCCAGTGGATCCATTAGGCAGAAAGTGGATAAGTTTCGTGAATACCCCACAAACTGATCTTGCAGAGATGGATGTTAACGGCAAATTTGTTTTTGTTGGTTTTACGGCCAAAGGCATTAGCCCGCAGTTATCCACACCAGCTGGGCTTATGGAGCCACACAAGATACAGGCAGCCCTGGCAGAGAGCATACTTATAGAAAACAGCCCATATGTGCCTGGTTACGCCCTAGCCGCTGAAATAGGCATATTATTGCTCACAGTAGTCTTAACCTGGCTTATGGTACTGAACCTAGGCATAACGCTTGGTGTAAGCGCTTTTGCGGCTGTTTTTGCCCTCACAGGGTATAGCGGAGTGTACTTAATACAAAAAGGGATCCTAATAGACGTCAGCTGGGCCTTAATTTCGCAGTTTTTGACTGCTTCTACGGCGTTTTATCTTAATTTTAGGCAACAATTTAAGCTCAGACAGCAAATTAAGAAGCAATTTGAGCACTACCTGGACCCCAGGCAGGTAAAACAGCTCCAAAAACAGCCAGATTTGCTTAAATTAGGCGGAGAAACGCGGTATTGCACGTTTTTGTTTACAGATCTGCGTGGCTTTACCTCAATGAGCGAGAAAATGACGCCTGAAGAGGTAACAGAGATTATGAATGCCACATTAACAGTCCAGGTTGAAGAAATACAGCGTTCAGGAGGAATGGTTGACAAATTTATTGGGGACGCTTGTATGGGAATTTTTTCGGCACCTCTCGATTTGCCGCAACATGAAGACAGAGCAATAGAGGCGGCGGTGAGAATACAAGAAAGAATTAAAGAGTTAAACGAAACCATGGAAGCTGATATTGCTATTGGCGTGGGCGTGCAAACAGGACTGGCTGTGGTGGGTAACATGGGATCGAACACACGCTTCGATTATTCTGCTATCGGGAATGCGGTAAACGAAGCTGCCAGGTACGAGAGCGCTACTAAAGAGGTTGGGGTTGATATTTTGATTGGATATGAAACTGCAAAAAGTTGCAAATATTTGCTAAAAGAGCTAGAACCGATTAAAGTAAAGGGCAAAGAAAACAAATTACAGGTATATACATGGGATTCAAAGTTGCAATCATCACCACAAGCCTATTAATAATGGTTGCTGGTGGATCTGCTTTTTACATAAAGTATCAAGCAAACGAGATAGCCACGCTAAAGGCTAACTCTATTGTTTTAAAAGGTAAAATTGAAGAACAAAACGCCTCAATAGACAATTATCTAGCCAAACAACAACAAACCACAGAACAAATAAATCAATTGAACGCGCAGAATCAAGAAGCGATGCGCGAGGTAAATCAGCTTCGCAACACATTTCAAAAACACAGCCTGGGAAATTTGGCTTTAGCCAAGCCTGGTTTAATAGAGAATGTCATTAATAAAGGCACCAAGAAAGTTGGATTAGACTTTGTGGCGCTTACAAATCCAAATATGTTCGATGAAACACCTATTACTGATTAGTCTAGTTACCCTCATGTGCAGCTGCTCACTGCTGCCCCGTACACAACCGGTTGAAGTGAAAACTATCGCTTTGCCCGCCCCGATGTACCACCCTCCAATGCCGCTTGAAGTAAATATGCAAGATCTGACTTGGAGGGTTCTTACGCCAGAGCTGATGGCTGAATACTTAAAATTAGTAGAAGAGGGCAATGCCCCGCCAGAAGCATATTACGCGCTTAGCACGCAAGGTTATGAATCATTAAGTATGAACATGGTCGAATTAAAAAGGTATATTACCAACGTGCTGGCAATTATTAAATATTATAGGGAGCAAGATAAAGAGGTGCCCGAAGAAAAGGAGAATAAAGATGAGTGATGCGCCAGATTCGTTTGTTTATAACGCAGAACTAACCAAGATCATAGACGGAGACACCCTTCGGTGTGATTTAGACTTAGGGTTTTCAGTGAAACTACACAATCAAACAGTTAGATTGGCAGGGATAGATACGCCTGAGTCCAGAATCAATATTAAAAGATACCCACATAGAGCTAAAGAAAAAGTTATGGGTAAAGTTGCAAAAGAAAAATTGAAAGAGCTTTGTGTGGGTAAGTTTAAAGTTAAATCTTTAGGAAAAGGTAAATATGGTAGAATTTTGGGTATCCCTTATACAGAAGACGGTAAAGACATTTGTCAAATTCTTATCGACGAGGGCCATGCCGTTGAATATCACGGCGGGAAAAAAAGTAAAGTTTGGGGAGAATAAAAGCATGAAAATAAGCGAAGAAGGCAAGGCGCTGATTAAGAAATTTGAGGGATGCAAATTAGATAGTTACCGGTGCAGTGCTAATGTAGCAACAATTGGATATGGTCATACTAAAGACGTAAGCGACGGTGATACTTGCACACAAGAGGAAGCTGACCAAATGTTAGCTGAAGATCTAGAAGAATTTGAAGGCTACGTTGATAAGCTGGTTACTGTTGATTTAACGCAGAACCAAAGAGACGCGCTTATTGCGTGGACATTTAATTTGGGCCCCAAAAACCTAAAAAGTAGCACGATGCTCAAGGAGTTGAATGCTGGAAATTACACAAAGGTGCCTAGCGAAATGAAGCGTTGGAATAAGGCTGCTGGTGAAACACTGGAAGGCTTAATCCGTAGGCGCGAGGCTGAGTCTTTGTTGTGGGAAAACAAATTGTGGCACGAGGTTTAATTGTAGGTTATGGCAGAAGTATCACTAAAAGATTTTGACGTTCTGTCTCAACAAGACAAGACAGAAGCTGTTGCTCTTTTAAACAGATATGACCAGATAGAATTACAAGATAAGTGCCAGGGCGACTTTATTAGTTATGTAAAACAGCTTTGGCCAGAATTTATTGAGGGGCGTCACCATAAAATTATTGGTGATAAGTTTAATAAGATTGCCCAGGGGAAATTAAAACGGCTGATAGTATGTTTGCCGCCAAGACACTCTAAATCTGAATTTGCCAGCACCTATTTTCCGAGCTGGATGATGGGTTTGCGCGGCGATTTAAAAATTATACAAACTACCCACACGGCCGAGCTTGCAGTCAGGTTTGGTCGTAAAGTCAGAAACATAATTGATAGCGAGGACTACCAACGGGTTTTCCCAGATTTAAAATTACAGCCTGACAACAAATCAGCTGGACGGTGGACCACAAACCAAGAAGGTGAATCATTCTATGCTGGTGTAGGCGGTGCGATTACAGGTCGTGGTGCAGATCTACTTATAATTGATGATCCGCATTCTGAGCAAGACGCTATGTCACCGACAGCGATGGAAAGCGCCTATGAATGGTATACATCTGGGCCTAGACAGCGTTTGCAGCCTGGCGGAATCATAATAATAGTTATGACCCGCTGGTCCACAAAAGACCTGGTTGGCAAGGTACTAAAGAATCAAAGCGCAGAACACGCTGACCAATGGGAGATTATAGAGTTTCCCGCAATAATGCCTGAGTCAGAAACGCCTTTGTGGCCGGAATATTGGACAAAAGAAGAGCTGTTATCTGTTAAAGCATCTCTGCCTATTTCAAAGTGGAACAGTCAGTGGCTACAAAACCCTACAGCCGAAACCGGAGCAATCGTTAAAAGAGAATGGTGGAATCGTTGGGAGCAGGAAGATGTGCCTCCATATTCTTATGTAATACAAAGCTATGATACGGCTTTTAGTAAAAAAGAAACCGCCGACTATTCCGCAATAACTACTTGGGCGATATTTAAGCCTGGCGTTGATGGAGATGAAGAATCAGAACAAATAATGTTGCTTGACGCAAAAAGAGTGCGCGTTGATTTCCCTGAGCTTAAAAAATTAGCATGGGATGAATATAAATATTGGGAGCCTGATTGTGTATTAATTGAAGCAAAGGCAAGTGGTACGCCTTTAACACAGGAGCTTAGGCGAATGGGAATACCAGTAACAGCCTATACTCCAAGCCGAGGGCAAGATAAGGTAGCAAGAATGAACTC